AACCTAGAGTAGTGGGACCCCTTTTTATTTAAAGGTGATCGCCTTTTTGCGGGCGCAAAAAATTCAACCTGTGGTTGGTACCTCTATTGATTTATATTCTGTGCGCCCTGGCGCGTTAGCGCCAGGGCAGAAAGGTTGGTGTTAATCTAATAACACCATGTATGCTTCGGCATTGTGTTGCCTGAAGTAGTTTATATCCTTACGTACTTTGTCCCAAAGCTTTGACGTACCGTCAACGCCTGCTTCTTGGTCCTCTAGTGTAGCTGCTAACTCGTTGATGAATATTCTATCATGAATGATAGACTCTTCCTTGGTTAACATAATAGACTCGCCATTAAATCTATTCTTACGTTCTTCTGTCTTGTTATCTTTTAGTTCCATTGTTCTAACCCTCCGTTAGTTGCTTTGTTAAGTGCCTCAAGATATTCAGTCTCAGTCATCTTAAGTATATCAATACAAAACATATGCTTGTTTGCTTGTAGTCCTGGTTGTTGTAAGTAATGGACAGCCTTATCTAAAATGTACTGTCTCATTGAGCCCCCTGGTAGAAACTCTTCTTTTAGTTTTTTAATTGGTTCTTTTTTCATATTATACCTTTCTTGTTAATAGGATTATCCTAGTCTATTTCGGTCCTATTGTCAACCCTCTTAATAGTATTATAATTACGTCCATAATGTTCTTCGGTTGTTTTCTCATAACCACCTGTTTCACGTCTGTGTCTGATAAACTCAATCGGTCGACCTTGTTCAATGTTAGGCATATTTAATTCTAACCAATCAAACTTACATCGTTGACTACAGAAATAAACATCTGAACCATTTGGAGTATAACCCCACGAGTTAGGTGTTCTATCCATATTAGCATATGCATATCTTCCACGAATTATGCCTTTAGATTTTAAAAACCTATCTTGTGTGGGATTGGTATGACATTCTGGTCCTTGACAAAAATGTTTGTTAGGCATGATCTTCCTCTCTAGATTTAATTGCGTCATTTTTTAGAGCAAAGTAAATCTGGTTTTCGTTTCTTAATGTATGATTAACTCTTTTTAAAAATGTCTTT